TTCCAGCTGCTAATAAAGTAGTATCACCTGTTCCAATTGTTCTAACTAGTACGTTTCTAAAATCTTGTGCCATATTTTTTTCCTATCTTATAACGCCACCGCCATTGCTAATGCAAAACCAGCTGACGCTGCTCCTATTGGATTACCTGACGAATCAAGGTAAACCGATTTACTTGCAGGCATTGTACAAAATACACTTAATGTACCACCTGAAAAAGTTATCTTCGACGTATTACCTGAAGAGTTACTTAAAACAGTATCTCTTGCAAGAGTGTCTGGTGTTGCATCAGTAACAGTACCAAGACCTATCTCAAATAAATTAGTACCTTCCTCAAAAATAGCATAGTAAGTTGTATTACCATCGCCTATTCCTGCAACAAAAGTTCTAAAACCTGTAACAGCACCCGCAAGGTTTAATGTACCTGTGCCTGATGTTGTACTTGTTTCTCTTACTCTATCATTTATTACTAAAGCCATTTACTCTCCTATTAACTCATGCTTATAATAGCATTAGCT